CCTTCCTGATAAGCTAACATTATTTCATCTGCTAAATCATCATATCTGGCAGGTTCAGTCTGTTTCAATCGAATCAAATCAGCTGTTCTGTAGATTTTCTTCCCTGCTGTGGACTCGCCAGAAGCCTTTGATACTCCCTTGCCAGCTTTAAGACCATCCTTTCGTTTAGTCTCTTCCGCCCGCTTAACTTCCTCTGTCTTAGTAATCATTTGCCGCTCTTTCCAGTTAGACAGCAACTCATTACCTGCGTCAAAGTTATAGTTATTATTAGCTTGCTGGAACAAGTTAATACGAACAGGACTCTGACCAATCCACTCCTGAAAACTGTTGTCTTGTACAACACTCATGTAATCAGGATGTGCGCTTGCTAACCTCTGTATTTCCGCTTGCTGGCTTTGTACTTGGTTTTGCTCACGCATCTGCTGAATATCAGGACTATTTTCTATTTCCCTACGCACTGCTGCTTCTGGGTTGTCAAAAAAGTCTACTGCTTCCTCAGCCTCTACTTGCGGTTCACTCTTTCGTGTCAATAGTTCATCAGCATACCGCTTTAATGGTCGGAGTTGCCCAAGTTCATCACCTTGCTCCTGCATCTTTTTCTCTAAGTGTTGATAGGACTTCAATACATCTTGCATTGATTTATCCCTGAATCTCTCTGGAACTTGATACTCTCCCTCAGCGTTATCCTCTACAGGAGCTTCGGCTTCTTGTTCCTCTGTAAACTGCTCATCAACAACTTCATCCTGCTGAACTTCATCTACTACTATACTTTCCGCATTCATACTTATTTCCTCGATTGGTGCTTCCGCATTATTCCAATAGGCTTATTAAAATAGATGGTACTATTCGTATTCTTCCATCTCCATCTGTACTTTAGTGGTCTCTTCTAATGTAAGTAACATATCTAAAAGACTTAACTGACCTCTACAATAATGAAGATCCTTCTCATTGTCAAGCCTTTTTACATCATTTAATGACTTTTCTAAAGTTTGCAGCTCACTTATAAGATCAAGCCATCCATCCGTCATAAACAAATCTAATCTATCTTGGTAAAACTTCCTATCTATCTCATCCATTATACTCTCTCAGCTTCTTGTATTGCCTTTTGTGCATTAGCCATATTAAGTGCTGTCTCGCTATTTAAGTGGTGCATTTCTGGTACAGTTCTTCTAGTATCCATCTGCATACTGGCTACCTTAGCCGCTCTCTCCTGTAACTTCATACTCTTCTCTTGCATATCTAACTGCATATTCATCTGCTCTACCTGAGGTATCTTAGGAGTAGGAAGCTCTTTAGTTTGCGCATCCACCATATACTTAGCGGTCTGAGCTTGTGTCTTCTGCACATTAGCTGAATCTTGCTGTAATTCTAATTGAGCTTTCTGTTGTTGCATCTGGCTCTGCATCTGTTGTGCTTGCTGTTGCTCTGGAGATGGAGTCATCTGCTGTTGTAGAGCTTGGATCATCTCTTCTCTATTAGTAAGTGATGAGTTCTCGAAAATACCCATCATTAGAATGCCGAATGCAGGAGTGTCAGGCTGAACCAGAGATAATAACTGTATTAACTGAGTCTGCTCTAACTCTCTTGCCATTATTCCCATAGATGATGATGGAGAGAACTTATAATCCATTACAGGATACCGTTGAGGATCGAACTGTATCTTTCTCCACATAGCTTGATTGATGAATGGAATCAGGAATGCATCTTGAAAATTCATTAATGTACGCTTCTGCCGCTTAATTGCGCTAGACTGCATCATTGACATACCGCTTGCTGTAGAGTTGCGAGCATTACCAGATGAGCTAGTGGCTGAATCCATAGACCCAGTACCCATAGTTACCATACGCTCTAACTCAGCAGCCTCTTGGAATGTGGTTTGCGACATCTGTCCGAAATTGATCGGGGTCAATACTGTTCTAGGATCACCGTTAGTAACAATAGTTTTGCCAGGTTTTACTTCAAATTTAGAACCTCTAGGAAGTCTAGTTGCATCCACCGCCATCATAGGGTGAGTAGTTAGTGCTAACCCATCAATTCTAGCTCGCAATTCAGTATCCAATGCTTTCTGCGGATTGTAACCTTTCTCTGCTACACCTCTCCCCCAGAACTTATTAGGTACTAGGTCGTGCTGATAAGCAATAAATGGTCTATCACCCATCATAAATGGGTTCTCTACAGCCCTAAGCACCGCTTTATCATTGGCAATTGTAACTACAGCCTCTATTAATTCATCATCCTCATAATCAAACTCCTCATCTGAATTAGATGAAAGGAACTTCTTAGGAATTAATCCCCAATACTCTGTAAGTTTTACCTTATCATCTGCGTTTGGAGTGCGGCTCTCTTCATCGAAGCCAAAATCAACCTCATTGTAAGCACCTATAGGCTTATCCTCATATATACCATCCTTAATACCCTGCACCACTAGATACATTGGCTTGGTAACTATATGAGCCACGCCTAACGCCTCCTTAATAGAGGTTGCTGTAGGGTCAATAACGAACTCATCAGGAGCTACAGGCTCTAGTCTGACCTGAACTATAGTTGTCTCTCTAACTCCTCGAACTGAGGTCATAGTTCCCTCTACAGGCATTTCAGCAGGTTTAATTTCGGTAGTTTCCTCAGTAATTATCTTACCAATACCTGTTCCGTAAATAGCACCGTTGAGAAGAATCTCGTTAATTGCTTGTTTAGCACCTGCCCCCTCTAAGTCCTCTTTTAACAGGTTACGAACTCCAGCTATATCTCCTTTTTCCTGATCTGCCACATCATCCTTTAGATCAAACCACTTATCATTACCAAAAGTAGCCTCAGATAGCTCTGCTACAGCAGCCTCTATAGCTTGCTGAAGTGCAGGAGCAACAATCTTAGATCGCTCTGACTGTCTAGTTCTATCAGAAGAATCCCAAATACCCCTCCACAAGCGGTAATACTCCTCCCACTTGGCTTTATAGTTCTGGTCTCTGTGTGTCTCCCACATCTCCACCCTGTCTTGTACCCAAGATGCTAATGGGGCTTTAGAATCTTCAAAACTAACTGTATCTTGCATAATATATCCCTATTCGTTAAATGATCGTTCGATCATATAACATAACCGTGTAGCTTGTCAATACCCAGAATAACTATCTAACTCCTCATACTCATCTAATTCAATGGAAGATATGAAGTCTGCCACTGATACCTGATCTATGTAGGCTAAGGCATCTATAAGGTCATCGTGAGTCCCTGTTGCTGGGAAATCCATTAACTGACCCGTGAACTCGTGATTCCAGTCACCCTTATTCAGAATAATCTTACCGTGCTCCATTCTGCCTTGTAAAGCCCAAGTAATGCGCTCAGTCTTTCTTTTTCCTCCGTGAGTAACTGTAGATATATTTATCCATCTGCCCTTAGCTCTCATCTCATCCTCTAAGTAAGGCATAATAGCGTTCTTCAATGAGCCTTTTTCTATACCAACCGTTGTAGCTTGTACATCTAGTCCTGCCTGTATAATCCTTGTTGCTGTCTCCTTAATAGACCATCTGCCGTGATAAATATCTTTAACAAACCATTTATCCCCATATATCTTTACAACGGCTATAGCTGTCTCATCTAAATGCTGCTTTTTCTTACTTCCCACTATCGCTGCTTCATATCCTGCTGGGTCTACCGCAATAACATAACTGCCCTCTGTAGGCTCTTCACCATACTTAATCCAATCCTCCTGAAAGATACCACCTGAGAATGTCTGAAAGCTAGCCTCAAACTCCTGTCTAAATGCCATTGTTGACATAGAGTCCTTAGCTTGCTGTATCTCTAACGGGTCAATTAGCGGATTATCTACAGAGTTAAACTGAAATGAATCCCATTCCTCTAAATCCTGAGCATCCTGCCATAAGTCATAAAAGTGATTCTTGCCCTCAGGTGTTCCAATAAACATTGCGTGACCACCAACATCTGCAAGTGTAGGTCTGAGAATCATATCCCAAGTAGCGGGCTTCATTGTCGCATACTCATCCAATACAATATAACTGTATCCTATCCCTCGTAATGAATCAGGCTTGTCAGAGCCTTTCAGAAATATCTTAATACCGTTGATTAAAGTTAATGCTAAATCTGATTCGTGTATATTAAGCGTAACAGGTGCAGCAGCATTCTTTAAATCAGCCCACATAATACTCTTAGCCATCCCTAAAGTAGGAGCTACATATAGCACATTCTTCTCCTTAGATGCTAACCCCTTCAATATAAGAGTCCACATTGATAGAAAAGTCTTACCTCCTCTTCTTCCTGCTGAAACTACTTTGAATCTAGCAGATGAATTAAATATCTCTAATTGCTTCTCGTGAAAGTCTACCGATAATTCAGCCATTCATACGCTCTCTTACTATTTTAATCCAAGCCGTTAGGGACATTGTAATAATATCATCCTCATGCTCTAGCTCCATAATAACTTCACTCGCAAGTATCTCTACTTTCCATTCCTGCCGATCTAATCTATATATCAATACAGGTGCAATATACTCATCGTTGTGTTCTGAAGCCGTTAGGGATTGATTAAGGGATTGCTCCCACCACTTCTTACTGTACTTCTTACTGCGTTTCACCTCAATAGACCATCCATCTACTCCAACTAAATCAGCTCCACCGTGATGTGCTTGCTCCGCCCAATTCCTCTTTACTTCAATACCTAACTCCTCTCTAAGTATTTTAGCTACATCCTGCTCACCCGCTCTACCCTTAGTCCGACTGTTTATCATTCTGTATCTCCTTTATAGCCACTTCCGTTGGAGTAACATCTATAGCTTCAATTACCTCCGATGGTAACTGCTCCAAAGTACCTACATTAATATTAATAGCATAATCTGTCTTAGTCTGTTTTGCATCTACCGCTTTATGCGTAGGTAATATTCTATCAACTAACATCTTCAAACAAGTAGTATCACCGTCTAAACCCATAGCTATTACCTTCTGCATAATCAAAGGACTCTTATCCTCTAGCATCTGCCTCACTATCTGCTTAGGTTTTTTTCGTACAGGTAATGTCTTCTTCTTACCAGATAATGGATTATACGCTCTACCCTTTTCAAATTTCATTCGA